AAGGAAGCAGAAGAAGCTCCGCAACAGCAAGGAAGGCCAGACCCTAGAGCGCAGGAATGGGCTTCGGATAATGAATGGTTTGGTAAAGATAATGCTATGACCGCTGTTGCATTTGCTCTTGATGCTGAACTAAAGCAAATGGGTTATAACCCAGAAGAAGAGGATTTTTATAAGGAAATTGACCGGCGTATTCGCACCGAATTTCCTCATAAATTTAAAGAAGAATCTACTGAAGAGCCAGTAGAAGATCGGGAGCAGCAGAACGTACCTGCTGCACAAGTGGTTGCAGGAGCCTCACGGACTCCAGCTAGTTCCAATAAAAAGGTAAAACTTTCTCAAGAAGATGTAAGGATTGCTAATAAATGGAATATACCCCTTGAGGTCTATGCCGCTGAAAAACTAAAGGTAAGTAATTCAGAAGGCGATTATACAGACATTTCTTTTAACCGTGGGAGTTAACTATGAACACACGAAAAAATGATACAGCACGTTCAGCCAATCTAAGAGAAGCTAATACTAGAGAAACTGAATGGACATACGAAGAGCCGAATGCCCTTGATATTCCTGATCCTGTAATTAACAGGTTTATTAATGAAGGACTATCGTTACGTTGGATTCGTATAAATCTAAAGGGTGGAGATGATTACCAGAATGTTGGTAAGAAGATGGCTGAAGGATGGACATTCGTTGATCCAGAAGAGGTTCCAGAGATGGCTATTTCCTCTGTCGTGCAGGAGGGTGGGCGTTATAGTGGAACGGTCTGTCGTGGTGACCTAGCCTTGGCAAAGATGCCAACAGGTAAACTAGAGGCTCGTAAAAGGTATTATGAGGACAAGAGTAAACAGCTTCTTGATGCGGTTAATTCGCAACTGGAAGGTTCATCTGATTCTCGTATGCCTATTAGTAATAACAGCCGGTCTTCAGTTACTAAAGGAAGGCGTCCTGCCTTTCAAGAGTAATTAGTGGGGATCGGGATTTAATAAGGGAGAAACGAAATGACGACTACTAAAAATCTTCGTGGTTTCCTTCCAGCCCGTAAACGTGGTTCTGGTTCTAACTCTACAGGGTTCGATGAAATTCCCATCGTATCTGGTGATGCTAGAAGTATTTTTACCGGAGACTTGATTAAGACAAGTCTTGGTAATGTAGAAGTAGTTTCCGCTGACGCTGACTATTCGGATGGCGTCTTTATGGGTTGTCACTATGTGGCAAACGGGGAACCCAAATACAGTAAGTATTGGCCCGCTAATACAAGTGCAACGGATATTAAGGCTTTCGTTAACACTGATCCAAAGTCAACTTACTTCATTCAAGCAGATGCTTCGGTTTCTGCTGGCGATATCAATACCGTTAACTTCGGTCTAACTCTTGGCAGTGGTAGCACTGTTACGGGTCAGTCCGGTTTTGGTGTTAAGGCTGCAACTCGTAATACTACCATTCTTCCTGTAAGGGCTATTGCCGTTAAGGATGAGGTTGGTAATGATATTACTGTTGCAACTGAAAGAGCTTTCCCAGTTGTGGAAGTTCGTATCGTTAAACATGTTGATGCCGTGCTTTCAGCACCATCAGGAATTTAATAGGGGAGGTTAATCATGGCTATTAATAGAGCTAGTATTGCTAAAGAACTTCTCCCCGGTCTTAATGCCGTATTCGGATTGGAATATGGAGAAGTTGATAATGAACATGAGTCTCTTTTTGAAGTTGAAAGTTCTGACCGAGCTTTTGAAGAAGAGGTTCTATTTACGGGCTTCGGCTCCGCACCTGTAAAGGGTGAAGGCGCTGCTGTTACTTATGAGGATGCAGGTGAAAGTTACGTTGCCAGATATGTCAATGAAACTGTTGCCCTCGCCTTTGCGGTAACGGAAGAAGCTATGGAAGATAATCTGTATGATACATTTGCTAAGTTGCGGTCAAAGGCTCTTGCTAGAGCAATGGCTAATACAAAGCAGGTAAAGGGTGCGGATATCTTTAACAATGGATTTACTGATTCAGCTACCTATCATGGTGGTGATGGTGTTCCGCTTTTCAGCGCATCTCATCCCACGATTGATGGTACTCAATCTAATGTCCTTTCTGCTGCTGATCTCTCGTTTTCTTCGCTTGAGGCAGCACTAACTACAATCCAGAAGATCAAAGATGATCGTGGAATCCTTGTTGGTGGTTCAGCGGTTTCGTTGCATATTGCTCCAGATAACTGGGCAACTGCAAACTCTTTGCTTAATTCGACGTTAATTCCAGCGGGAGGTACTGTTACTTCCTTGGGTGGTTCTCAAGCAGCAACTAACCCAGCAGGTTGGAATGATGTGAACTCGATTCGTAGCATGTCTATGCTTCCGAAGGGTTCTGATATTAATCGTAGGTTTACGGATACTGACGCTTGGTTCGTTAAGACGAATGTTCCTAACGGTACTAAGATGTTCACCCGTGCGCCTCTTCAGACTAAGATGGAGCCTGATTTCGATACAGGCAATCTTCGTTTCAAAGCCAGAGAGCGTTATAGCTTTGGCTGGTCTGATTGGAGAGGTTTCTACGGTAATCAAGGTTAAGAAACCACATGAGGGGGAGAGAGAAATCTCTCCCTCTTAAACTATAAAGGATTTTTATATGTCATCGAATATTAAAACAGCAATGGTTGATGCGGGAGGAACTGGTAGTGGTGTTCTAGTTGATATTACTACATCTGTAACTCTTAACCAAACTAATACTGATGATACTGGATTTCGTATTTATGCAGTTTATACTGATGCCGCTGGAGTTTATCAAGTTACTGGTGAGAAACAGCATAACTCTAGTGCGGGTACAGCTATTAAATTTAAGGCAGTTGCCGGGACTGATCTTTATCTAGGTGATTATGGACCTCTTGTTAAGGGAGTAGCTAAAGTTTCTGCACCTTCCAGTGCGGCTGTAATTACCGTATTCTATGGGTAGATAAATGGCTTCGTATAGTTATCTTGTAGCAGACATTAAAAGTACTGCTGAAGTTGATTCAACTGAATTTAGTGACCAAATTCCAAAGTTTATTAATAAGGCTGAGAATAAACTTATTAAAGAACTGGACGATTTTGGTTTAAATTCTCTTACGACTGTCGATGCAACTCAAGGAAGTCCATTAGTTACTTTAGTGGATAATACTAGAATTGTGCGTAATGTAAATATTACAAATTCAGATTCGGAAAAAGTTAATCTTCTAAGAAGAACTCAAGAATATATTTATGATTATTGGCCTCATACTGTTTCTGTAGGGGAACCTAAGTATTATACGATGAGAGGCAATACTCAAATTTATTTAGCACCTACACCGGACAGTGATTATAGTACGGAGATTACCTACGTTAAAAGACCAGTTTCATTATCGGAAGCAGAGCCTAATAATTATTTTTCAGATTTTTGTTACGATGCATTATTCTATGCATCAATGGTCGAAGCATCATTATTCCTAAAGAGTTTTAATACTGTTGCAGTTTGGCAAACAGAATATAAAAATGCTATTGATGGCTTGAGGAATCAGGCTAGGCGTACAAGGCAGGATGATATGCAGAATAATACAAGTCCTGCTGGTAGTGCGGATACAATTATTCAAGGTAGTAGCTAATGTCTATTACAAGAGCTAAAATTGGAAAGCAGTTAACTGGTAATAAAAAATCTAAAAAGGATAAGAAGTGGATACAGAAGGCGGTTAAAAGACCGGGAGCTTTAAGAAAGAAATTAAAGGTTCCAAAAGGTAAAAAGATTCCAGTAGAGTTACTTAATAAAGCTGCTAAATCAAAAAACCCTACAACTCGTAGGCAAGCTAATTTAGCAAAGACTTTTAGAAAAATGAATAGGGGGAGAGGTTAGATGCCTGAGTTTAAGGGAAAGTCATATTCATATGATAAAAAGGGATATGCTGCATACGAAAAGGCTATGAGAGATGTAACTGGAAATCCTACTGGTCAGGGTTTTGGTGCTGCTCGTAAAGGTCCAGCAGTTGAAGGTCCAGAAGAAGATGTAGTTGTGAACTATGCTGCTGGTAAAGAAGTAACTTATAAGGAGTAGTATCATGTCAGCAATAGTAAGAGGAGCTACTAAGGTAGCTAAGAAGGTAGCTAAACGACGAGGCCGTCCAAAAGGATCAAAAAAAGGTCGTAAGC